GAACCAAGTAACCGACGACATAAAAGTAAATTTTCCTCTTACATCCGAGTTAACGGATGTACTAGCGAAAAAGTATCCAGGAATCAAATTTTCTGAGTACAACTCAACTAGCCCTCACGATCACCCGTTGAGCGCTGTTGAAAGGATAGTAACGGAAAGGCTCGTTTACCGCCAATTAGTACGTTACTATGGAGAGAATGTTCGCATTCTTGATGTTGGTGGAAACCCAGCAAGACACAAAGGCCGTCCACAGATATGGTCAACTTGTCCAATATTGTCTCCGGAGGATGAGCATAGAGTGAGAAGATATAGACATTTAAAAAGGTGGTGTCAGCATACCATACAGACTTGTACGTGTGTACAGTATGACCATCTCATGTCTATACACTCATTGTATTATTTTTCGAAGATGGACGTGGTAAGAATGCTTTACCGTCATGAAGGTGACATCACACTCACAGCTGTGGTGCACAAGTTTGATGATTTAGTAGGTCAGTTCCATGAGGGCGAGTCACGATATACTCTAATGAGTGACAAAACGGTCTCTATGACAGTACGAGGCAATCACACACCTTATCGTCATAGTGCACTATTGTGGTTGAATGGCAACCACTATTCTGCACCTGATGGTAGGAGTATGTCTTGGACTAGCAAGAGGTACGGTGACTCATATATTTTTACGTTCATTAAATCCCAGCTGTATAGGCGAAGAACGGTGGTTGAAAACTTAGTAGACTATTTTCACTTACCACGTGGAGATGTTGAAATATCCAACTTACCCAATCGTTCCTACAAGAGGGCGGGGGTTGAAGCACTTAAAATTAGAGGTTATGGCCCCATTTTGTGGAGTGTGGCAAAAGATCAAAGTTCAGTTGTTATTCCAGTTAGACTTATTACCTATGCAAGAACTCAAGTCGCCTGTAAAACACGGAATTCAGATCATTTTGCAACCTTAGTTGACAAGATACGCAAGAAAGCTAAGGAATGGTATGCGGAGCAGTTAGGCACTTCGCTGTCCATCATAATAATTAAAGTTGCCGAGATGGCTTTTCTCGAAGACTTGGAAGTTGAGATGTACACTTACAAAACTCTAACCAAACACAAGAAGCTAATGAAACATCATGAAGCTTTACGGGACTTCAACGACACAACACCTTGGTTTTGTGGTTTATTCAGTTGGTGTTTCCCAAAGCCCAGTGAATCTTATAGCGAGGAGTGGTTTAAGTCGCCTGCAAAATCTTCATTTGCTACGCGCTCTTATATTGAGAATCGTGAGAGTACAGTGGTAGTTTCAACTGCTACTTCAGCTCCATTACCTAGTACCACAGTAGAAAATCTTCATAAGGAAATGTGTGAAGATGCTAAAATTTCTGTTCCTGATTACGATGAAGTTGTTAGTAGAGATGCTAAACTTCACGTTCAGGGGCCGGTATTTAGTGAGTACATGCCTATAGTTCCCACATTAAATGTCCAAAATGAGGAAACGGCAGTAAGAAACCGCTGCCTCAATAAGACACCTACTGTTCAAGTAGGTATTTTTGATGGGATTCGGATCGAGGAATATTTAGATGTTGACAAGTATCGTTCAACAGAGAAAGTCTCATTTAAATGTTGGAACCGTACTTTTCCAAAGGCACGAAGAGATCAACATATAAAAGCCCTGGCAGACCTCAAAGAAAATCCAATCAGTAGGGAAGACTTTACCCGCAAGTCATTTCTGAAAGTGGAGAAGTACATGAAAATGATGCTAGAAGGTATTGAACCGTTTGATTTTCGGCTTATCCAAGCCGTGAGTCATCGGGCCAATGTTGCTCTAGGGCCCGAGATGAAAAGGTTTTCGAAATTTTTAACTACACAATGGAATTTAGAATTGCCCGTGAAGAAAAACCACTGCATATTGTATGCTAGTGGATATAGTAACGAGGAAATTGGATCCTGGATGGAAAAAGTTTTGGATAACGGATTCCCTGATGGAATTTGGGTTGCCGTGTTAGGTGATGACATGGTCGCCGTTGTCCGGGTGAAGGGACAAAACAAATTCATTACCAATGATTTTTCACGCTTTGATACCACTATAGGTCCAGAAGCAATTGAATTCGAGTTGCAGACTTACCGCAAATGTGGCATAGAAGGACAGCCAATGAAAGTGTTGGAGGCCCAAATGCACACCCTTGGGTATACTAGACATGGAATTCAATATTCTAGGAAAGGCGGAAGGAAATCGGGAGATCCCAACACATCTTGTGGTAACAGTATCATTAATGGTATTGTTTCCATGGAGGTGCTGAAGGAACTGGTTAGGAAAGAACAGTTAGCTGAGGACAATATAATCAAAGCATACCTGAAGTATGGATTTAAGTCGAAATGCAAAATCGCTAGTAAGGTATGTGATATTGATTTTTGTTCAAAGTTGTTCTGGCCAACAGCAAGTGGCTTGGTTTTGGGTCCAAAGCCCGGTAGAATGTTGCCAAAGCTTGGATTCGGAATCCGTAAGTTAACAAAAGAACAGTATAGAGGCTATATGAAAGGTATATGGCAGGATGGTCACTTCGTCCCAGGAGTAAAGGAATACACTGAAAAGTATGACTTGAAGGGAGTAGCAACCTACCTGGTTAACCCATACACTACTCATTGCACTCGTGTTCATGAAATGACTTCGGAAACCATAGCCTTCTTTGAAGAGCGCTACGGCACTAGTTGTGAGTCATTCCTTCAGGGCATAAATAACATAAGACTAACTGATCCTAATTTCAGTAGCGGTGACTTTATGTCTGACCTAATCAGAGTAGATGGCTAGCGTATTAGTCATCGCGGGTGAGTAAAAACATTCATATTTGTAGCGTAATACATTTTTATTTTTACATTTCCTGCTTTCATATTCATAATTAAATTATGTCCACAGCTATTGTCCCATATCAACCTCAAGCTAGTTTTCTTCCTCTTGCTGTTAGGGGGGTTCTTGCTGGTGCGTCAACTCTACAACAAGCAGCTAATGCAGTTTCTAACACACGTTGGTTCCTTAGCAAAACTAAAGGAGCCAGAAGATCGATCATGAACTCAGTTCGTTCGATGTATAGTGGTAGTAGTAACTCTATGGGTGCCCCCCAAGCTGCTCCAGTAGCTATTAATCGTCGCATTAGAGGAACTAGAGCGCAAATGCGCTCTTCTGCTAACGTCAACGGTGGATTAACTATTCAACACAGGGAGTACCTTGGTGAAATATCAGGTAGTACTACCTTCGACGTCTCATCATACGAAATCAATCCTGGTTTATCAACAGCTTTTCCTTGGCTTTCATCAATTGCTCCGTCCTTTGAGAAATACAAAGTTACTCGGATGTCATACGAGTATGTCAATATTGCTGCTACCAGTGAACGAGGTCGTGTAACCATGGCCTTTGATTACGATGTCCTGGATGAAAATCCGACTTCTAAAGTTGAGCTTTTTCAATATGCAGGTGCATCTGAGGGTGCTGTCTGGTCCTCTCTAAATTTACCGGTGAAAAATATTCCCGAGAAATTTACTCGTGTAGGAACAGTTAGCACTTCAGATAAAAAGACTTATGATGCTGGCAAGTTGTTAGTAGGAGTCAGTAACACAGCTTCTACTGCAATTGTCGGAGAAATCTTCGTGAATTACATCATCGAACTCAACACACCACAACCAGCCTCCTGCCCATCTAAAGATCTGCAGATTGGTGGTGTCACGGACAAGAATGCAATCTTTTCCAATGGTACTGGAACCTACATCATCTCTGGCAACCTTAATGTTGTCAGGGTCAACAACGGAATTGAGTTTCCTCTACCTGGTGTATACCAGGTTAGTGTCAATATCCTTGATGCGAGTACGGGCCCAGGTTCCTTTAATACCGGTGCCTCAACTGTAACCATACTGCAAGGCTACCAGACCGGGAGCTCTACCAGTCAACAGGGGATGTGGTTCGTACGTGCCACTGCTCCAAATCAGTTGTTTGCTCCAGTATCTTCTGGAACCATTACCCTGGCTGAGACAAATTGTTTCGTGTCCAAGTCTTCATACATAGCTCCATAGAACAACTTAATATATAGTGCATAGTGAAAACAATAAAACCAAATAAAAATTAAATAACACAAAATTATAAAAATATATATAGCCAAATAGACCACCCGAGGGTAAGACCTGCATCCGGACCGACAGTCCCAAAAATGTCCTTTGGTACAGTAGTACTAGTGCTTACAGGATCCACTTAAAAGATGC